TTTAATTGAAGGCAATCTTTATGTGTTTGCCAGTAATGTAGTTACAAATGTTGGTCGCATTGAAGGTCCACCTGGCGCAACTGGCGTAATAGGATTAACAGGAAATACTGGAGCAACTGGAATCCAAGGCGCAACCGGCGTAATAGGATTAACTGGTAATGTAGGTTTAACTGGATCAACCGGCGCAACCGGATTAACAGGAAATACTGGGTCAACTGGCGTAATAGGATTAACTGGTAATGTAGGTTTAACTGGCTCAACTGGTATTACCGGTAATACTGGAGCAACCGGAGTTCAAGGTGCAACAGGCATACAAGGTGCGACCGGATTAACCGGTAATACTGGAGCAACCGGAGTTCAAGGTGCAACGGGTTCGATTGGTTTGACTGGGGCAACCGGCATACAAGGTGCAACTGGGGTAATAGGATTAACCGGTAATACTGGAGCAACCGGAGTTCAAGGTGCAACGGGTTCGATTGGTTTGACTGGTAATGTAGGTTTAACAGGATCAACTGGTGCAACGGGTGTATCTGGTCTATACATAATTTCTGCAAACGTAAGTACCGCAAATTTGGTTATTACATTAAATGATTCAAATACAATTAATGCAGGATACATATTAGGTCCAACAGGTGCGACCGGTGTAACAGGCCTAACCGGTAACATTGGCTCAACCGGTGCGACAGGCATACAAGGTGCAACGGGTATTGGTTCGATTGGCGCAACAGGTATTCGCGGAGCAACGGGAGCAACGGGTGTAACTGGTAATGTTGGCTCAACCGGCGTACAAGGTGCAACGGGGTTATATGTAGTTTCCGCTAATGTAAGTAATGCAAATTTAATAATTACTTTAAATGACGCAAATGCAATTAATGCGGGATATGTATTTGGTCCAACGGGTGCAACCGGATTTACCGGTAATACCGGAGCAACCGGTTTTATTGGTGCATCTGGACTAATTGGATTAACCGGGAATACTGGGGCAACTGGTTCAACCGGTGCAACGGGGCCTGCTGGAACAAGTGTAACTATACTAGCTTCATTACCAGACTCATCTTCTTTCCCTGTAAGCGGCAATGTCAATGGGGATGGATATTTAATTACCGGAAATCTTTGGGTATATTCTGGAAATACATTTACAAATGTTGGTACCATTCAAGGACCTAGTGGAGCAACGGGCGCAACCGGAGTACAAGGGGCGACCGGATTAACAGGTAATGTTGGCTCAACCGGCGTACAAGGTGCAACAGGCGCAGATTCTACAGTACCAGGAGCAACTGGTTCAACAGGAGCGACCGGAGCTACGGGATTAGGAGCAACCGGTGCAACAGGCGTAATAGGTGCAACCGGATTGTACATAGTTTCTGCTAATGTAAGTGGCGCAAATTTACAAATTACACTTAATAATTCTAATGTTATTTTAGCGGGATCGATATTAGGCCCAACTGGTGCAACTGGAGTAGGAGCAACTGGAGCAACTGGTACAATTGGTTCAACTGGTGCAACAGGCCCTGCTGGTGGATTTTCAACTGGATCAAATGGTCAAGTAAATTCTTTAGGTGTAGGTACAACCGCATCAGGTACAGCGGGTGAAATTCGAGCAACGAATAATATAACTGCATATTATTCGGATGATAGATTAAAAACTAAATTAGGTCCTATTACCGACGCATTAGATAAAATTAAACAATTATCTGGATTTTATTATCAGGCAAATGAAATTGCCCAGGCATTAGGATATGAAGTTAAACAAGAGGTGGGTGTATCCGCACAGGAAGTACAAAAAGTACAACCAGAAGTAGTTGCCCCTGCGCCAATTGATGAAAAATATTTAACTGTTAGATATGAAAGATTGATACCTCTAATTATTGAAGCAATTAAAGAATTAGACGTAAAAGTCAATGAGCTAAAGGATAAGTAATGGCTTTATTGAATTCGGGTGCAATTAGTCTCGGTGGAAATATATCAGGTCTTTCAGTTAATCTTGAATTATTTAAAGCAGCCAACGCTACAATAAGTATAAATGATATAGATGCTAGAGACTTAGCAGATATTCCATCCGGTACAATTTCATTGAGCGATTTCTATGGTAAGTCTTATTATGCATTTGGGCAAGAAGAATTTACTACTCCCGGTACATACACTTGGGTATGCCCGTCTGACGTAACATCCATTTCTGTTTTATGTATTGGTGGAGGTGGAGGCGGTAGTGCCGGAACGAATCTTATTGGCGTAGGAGGCGGTGGTGGCGGCGGTGCGCTAGCTTATAGAAATGCGGTTGCGGTTATTCCTAATCAAAGTTATAATATTGTTGTCGGCGCAGGAGGTACTGGTCAAATAACAATTAGCGGAACAACTACTCAAGAAGCAGGAAGTGGCGGTGGATCTAGCGCATTCTCCTGTGTCGGCGGTGGAGGACAATCCGGAGGAAAATCGTCGGCAAATGCAACCATTAGTATTGGCTCATCTGCACTAGGAGACGGTGGCACTCTTGGGGGAGTATATAGCGGAGGTTCAATTGGTGGAGCTGGTGGAAGTATAGATACTTCTTCTGTAGGTTTTCGAGCACCAGGCGGCGGTGGCGCAGCTGGCTATACCGGAATAGGAGGAGCGGGCGCTCGAGGTGCAAGACCAACAGGATCTCCTGCATCGTCCGCCGGCTTTGCGGGCACTGCGGGATTAGGAGGCGGTGCAGGTGGAGGTGGTTCTGGATATATAAGCGATACCATACGAGAAGCAACCGGCGGCAACGGTGGTGGCGTAGGAGTGTATGGTTCGGGGCCAAACGGTGCTGGAGGAATAGGCGGATCCTCAACAATAACACGCGGTAATGGCGGAGATGGTTCATTTGGTTCATTTGGTTACTATGGTGCCGGCGGCGGCGGTGGGGTAGGCGGTTCGACTAGAAATGCGGAAAATGGTATAAATGGTGCAGTAAGAATAATTTGGCCTGGGCAATTACGTTCATTCCCTCTAACACTAACAGATAATGTTTAAAGAATATATTGTAAGTTTACAAAAAAATGTAGATTATACCTCATTTTGGCAGGAGATGGAGTCTCCTACGAATGCACATCCATTCATTCCTGATAGAAAAATAGATATAGTAAATAATAGAGATGGTAGCACAAGAAGTTGCCATTATTCGTTAACAGATGAAGAAGCAAATATATTAAAAAATGATTCTAGAGTATATTCCGTAGAAATTCCACCTGAACAACGAGACGATATAAAAATTGGATTTCGTGGTGCACAGGTTGGAGATTTTACTAAGCCATCGACATCAACCGGTGCATATAAAAATTGGGGATTGCGTAGAATAAACAGCGCAACCAATCTTTATGGTACGGGTACAACTACCGATAATGTTTACAAATATTTACTAGATGGCACAGGAGTAGATGTTGTTATACAGGATAGCGGCATTGAACTTAACCATCCGGAATTTAGAGACAATTTGGGTGCTTCTCGAATACAACAGATAAATTGGTATACTGCCAGCGGTTTAGGCGGTACACAGAACGCAAATCATTATAGAGATTATGATGGACACGGGACGCATGTTGCCGGTATAGCAGCGGGTAAAACTTTTGGCTGGGCAAAAAATGCAAAAATATATTCTTTAAAGGTAAACGGTCTTGAAGGTGCCGGCGATTCTGGTACTGGGATATCAATTACAGATTGCTTTGACGTAATTAAACTTTGGCATAGAAATAAACCAATTGATTCATCTACGGGATTTAAGCGACCAACAATTGTTAATATGAGCTGGGGATATAGTTTAACCTATTCATCTGTATCTTCTGTTTTGTATAGAGGAGTTACTTACAATGATGCTAATACTACAGGTAATGCAGCATATCGTTGGACAAATTTTGGCTTAGTAAATTTATCTAGTGGCGGAAATTTTATTACTAATTTTAGATTGGGATCCGTTGATGTTGATATACAGGAAATGATTGATGAGGGCATACATGTCATCATTGCTGCGGGAAATAACTACCATAAAATAGATACTCCGGACGGAGTAGACTATGAGAATTATTTTACTTCTGGTGGATCAGATTATTTCTATCACAGAGGATCTAGTCCATATGATGACGAAGCGTTTAAGGTTGGTAATATTGATAGTACTGTATTTTCTGCAGTACAAGATCAAAAAGCCCATTCAAGCGAAACCGGTCCAGGTGTTGATGTATGGGCGCCGGGATCAAATATTATAAGTTGCACTAGTAACACTAATTCATTTAGCGGTGTTGCCTATAATTTAGATTCTAGTTTTAAACAAGTTATTTTAAGCGGAACATCAATGGCTGCACCTCAGGTATGTGGACTTGGTGCACTGTATTTACAAATAAATCCCGGAGTAAGACCAAATCAACTTAAATCTTGGTTCTTAGGAAAATCGGTAAGCAATACCACCATATATAGTTCTAACATCAACAATGATTATACTAATACTAGATCATTGCTAGGTGGAAATAATAGATTTGTATATAACCCCTTTGGAATAGATTCGGATACTCTTGTATCTGGTCCAATGACTTTGGTATCAGGAGCGATTAACTTAACACAATGATATTTGAATTGACTGAAGATAATTTTGTAATGTTTGCAGTAAAACACTATGACAATCCGGGGTGCCTCGGTATGGATGAGTTTTACGACGATTTAAAACGATTTAAATATATTAAACGATTACTTCGTAAACATGATGTGGGCAAGGATCTTAAAGAAAGATTAATACTTAATCATATAATTATACTAGGAAATTTATTTGGTGTTGAGGCAACAACTAAAATGTTATTCTTTAAATTAGAAGAAAAATTTTGGCCTCAAATAAAAACTTTCCTAGTATTTTTAAACTATATGCCTATAAAAATTATAGTAACAACCGGTGTAGAAATAGTAGATAATGATATACCGTTAGATGAAACCGTATTAGAAACTTTAAAGAAGATTTAAATGGGAAGATTTGTAGATTCAATTATTGCTCTAAGAATACTAAACTTATTAGTTACTCCCTTTGAAAATACTGAGGCGTATAAGCGCGGCATTATAGATATTAAGGGCAAAGAACTAAAAAAGATGAGTGAGTTAAACACCGTCGAAGATAGAGATGCGTATACTCTATTACATAGATTAGTTTATAGATTAAAGCGAATTATCGAAAAGGTGCCTATTGATAATAAGAAAATTGTATCTTTAGCTGCTGCATATTCTTTAATCAAAGAGCATACACAATTAGGTAAAGAGCCCTTAAATCTTGAAGAACAATATATAAGACTCATTAGTAAAGATTTAACAGAAGAAATTGCAGAAGTTGAGAAAATATTAGATGAAAAAAAGATTTTTACTTTTAAACAATTTTCGGAAGAAAATGTTGCAATAGCCCCGGCAAACAATGCAATGGCCACTTCAGGTATTGCCGGATTAGATAAAGATGTTCCCGTAAGCAAAAAAGCACAGAAAAAATATACGGCGTCCGGCGCTAGTTCTATGTTTAGAAGAAATAAGGCAATCTAAAATGGCTACAAACAACATACGTGATCTTGACACCGATATACGAGTTTCGGTATTGGAAACTCAAATCAATTCGTTAACTAATGATTTTGATAAGATTGAGAAGAAGATGGAAGATAACTATGTAATTTTACATGAGCGTATCAATGATCTTGGATCGGAGTTTGAACATAAAAACGAAAAGATTATAGAAAAAATTGACGCTCATAGTGAAACTAGCGCTAGGCACAATCACGAAGTTTTGGAAAAAATTGGTAAAATTGAAAAATGGCGATGGATGATAATGGGCGGAGCAATGGTCGCAGGGTATGTACTTGCTCACGTTAAAATGGAAAATTTGTTCTAAAGGCTTGACTTTCTAGTAGTTCTATTATATAATTTAGACTTCGTATAGGAGTCTAAATGTCTTTATTTGTAGATTTAAAGTATTTAAAGTTAATTAGCAATCAACTTCCTCTTTTTAAACAAAAGAGCGATCGTTTATATAATTGCAGATGTATAATCTGCGGTGACTCTGAGGCAAAGAAAAATAAGGCAAGGGGATATTTTTATCCCGCAAAAAATGATTTATTTTATAAATGTCATAACTGTGGTGCATCTATGCACTTTGGTTCATTTCTAAAACAATTCAACGGGTTGCAGTATAACCAATATTCTTTGGAACGATACAACGAAGGCTTACCTAGTAATAAACCGCATCAAAATATTGAAGATAAATTTAAGATGGCGGCTCCGGTATTTGTAAAACCGGAACAGCGCTTATTAGATGGGTTGTTGGAACGATTAGATAAATTACCCGAAGATCATGAGGCAGTTCAATTTTGTGTGGCACGCAAAATACCTAGAGGAAAGTTTCATTACTTATATTATATTGATAATATTTCCAATATTGTGCAACTTAATACGAAGTATAAAGAACAAATAAAAACGAAAGAACCTAGATTAGTACTTCCGTTTTACAATAAAGATGATCAATTGATTGCAGTAACATGCAGAGCTTTGCGAAATGAAAGTCTTAGATATGTTACTGTAAAAATTATAGAAGATGAATTACTAGCTTTCGGATTAGATAAATTAGATAGAACTAAACCAATTTATGTTGTCGAAGGACCCATTGATAGTTTATTTTTGCCTAATTGTATTGCGGTAGGCGGTACTGCATTTACTAAATTAGAAACATTAGATTTACCAAAAGATAAAGTTATTGCTATATTGGACAATCAACCTCGTAATAAAGATGTTTGTAAAATTTTAGATAAGGTGATTGATAAACAATATAAGGTTGTGATCTGGCCTCAATCCTTAGATCAAAAAGATATTAATGATATGGTATTAGCAGGTAAAGATCCACTTGATGTTGTTAAGAAACATATATATCAAGGGCTAGAAGCAAAAATTAAATTTACAGAGTGGAAGAGGTGTTAGTATGAAAGTATATATTTCTAATTATCGTAATCATTGGATTTCTCCATATACAGTGCTTGAGAAGGTTTTCTTCTGGCGCGAAATTGAGTACGACGAACCTATCATCGTAAAACTTTCTAATATATTAGAGCCGGCTAGTTTAGTTCTGCAAAAGTTTTTAGACTTCGTTCATCCAAAGACTAATTATGTAAAAATTGACAAATGGGATACTTGGTCTATGGATCATACGTTATCCTACATCATCCTACCTATGTTGAAACAACTAAAGGAAAAGGCAAATGGCTCGCCTCTCGTAGATGATGAGGATGTTCCGGAAGAACTTAAAAGTAGTTCCGCCCCTGCTAAGGTAAATGAGTGGGACCCAGATGATAACTACTTTAAACGCTGGGAATGGGTTTTAGGCGAAATGATTTTCGCATTTAATTGCAAGATCGATGATTCTTGGCAAGACGAATTTAAATCGGGGGAATTTGATATGATGCATGTTCCTGTTGATAAAGATGGCAATGAAGTTCCTGAGCAAGGTGCAAAATTATATGAATTGAGAGATGGCCCTAACCATACATATAAATGTGATTTTGATGGTATGCGAAAAGTTGAGGAAAGAATGCAAAATGGCTTTAGATTGTTTGGAAAATATTATAATGGATTGTGGGATTAACTATGAGCCTAGATGAAGAAATCGCATTTAATTCCTGGTGGGATGCTAGTAAATATATGCAGGTTGTAGCATCGTCAGAGTCATCGAAGCAAGTAGCAAAGGATGCATGGGAAGCCGCATTAAATTTTGAACAAGCAAAAGCTATAAGGTCAACACGTTGGAATGGAGTAATACAGTGAAAGTAAAATTGATAGGTTACACAAAACCTAATGTAGATGTTGATGTCCCGGAGATGAATGACCTGCAGGATTTGATTGCATTTTGTGCAAGAGTAAGTAATCCCGCAAATCAAAATAATACTGAAACAAGCGAAAAGCTTATTAAATATCTAATTAAAAACAAACATTGGTCACCGTTAGAAATGGTCCATGTTACTCTTGAAATTGAAACAACTCGCGACATTGCACGACAAATGCTTCGCCACAGATCATTTTCTTTTCAGGAATTTAGTCAACGATATGCAGACCCCGTTAAGCACTTAGACTTTGTTATACGTGAAGCTAGATTACAAGATACTAAAAATCGTCAGAATAGTATTGCAACTGATGATGTAGAACTTAATTTGGAATGGGCTCGCCGTCAGCAAAACATTATTGATGTAGTAAAAGACACATATAAATGGGCAATTGATAATGGTATTGCGAAAGAACAAGCTCGGGCAATTCTACCCGAAGGTAACACTGTAAGTAAACTCTATATGGCGGGTACTCTTAGAAGTTGGATTCATTACGTTCAACTTAGATCAGAAAACGGAACGCAACAGGAACACGTGGACATCGCCGAAGCCTGTGCTGAAGTTATTTCTACTATCTTCCCAATGGCTAAGGATATGATTTAATAAATAACAGACTCCCTACTTTTTATTCTATCATATGTGGATTCTAAAATTCCTTCCAGATTCTTTATTAATACTATTAACCCATGCAATAACTGCAATTGGAGCAATAGCATTATTGGTTGGATTCTTTTTAGCATTCATTCCCATTATTAGTAGATATGGTAAGATATTAAAGATTGCAGGTACCGCGGTTCTTCTAATAGGCATATATTTCGAAGGCGGATTGAGTACCGAAATGGAATGGCGCAAACGAGTCGCAGAAATGCAAGAAAAGGTTAGACTTGCAGAACAAAAAAGCGTCATTGTAAATACTAAAATACAAACTAAAATTGTAGAAAAGATTAAGGTCATTAAAGAACGAGGCGAAGAGCATATTAAATACATCGATAGAGAGATAGTAAAATATGACGATAAATGCGTAATACCAAAAGAATTTATTCAATTATTAAATGATGCCTCTAAGAAACCAGTAGATACTCCTGAAAATACTGCAGGAGAAGGTAATGAATAAGCTACTACTATCTTTATTATTTTTGACAGGGTGTTCTACTACTGTCCCAGTTGTAATGAAATTTCCTAACGCACCAGTAATTTTAACTGAACCATGCGCGGAATTGATCAAATTAAATGATGAAGCAAAACTTAGCGATGTTGCGAAAACAGTAACAGGTAATTATAATCTGTATCATGAATGCTCCTTAAAAGTGGACGGGTGGATTGAATGGCATAAGTCACAAAAAGAAATATTTGAATCTGTAAAGTAAGTAAACAAAAATAAAAATTGGAGTTATACATGGCAGAAAATGTCGTACATGGGATTAATGTCGATTATTCTAAGGATGCCCTTTTCGATGAATTGGGTATCAAAAGATTAAAAGAATCGTATATGAAAGATGATGAAATTTCACCTCAGGAAAGGTTCGCATATGTATCAAGCGCTTTTGGATCTAATGCTGAACATTCTCAGCGTCTCTATGATTATTGTTCTAAGCATTGGCTTAGTTTGTCTACTCCTATTCTCTCTTTTGGTCGTAGTAAGCGCGGCTTGCCTATTAGTTGTTTTCTACCCTATTTGGATGATTCAGCAGAAGGTCTTGTCAACACATTATCAGAAGTAAATTGGCTTAGCATGCTGGGCGGAGGAGTTGGAATTGGACTTGGTATTCGTTCTGCCGATGATAAGTCTGTTGGTATTATGCCGCACCTTCGTACATATGACGCATCATCTTTAGCTTATCGTCAAGGTAGGACTCGCCGTGGTAGTTATGCTGCCTACCTTGATATTAGCCACCCTGATATTATAGCTTTTCTTGAAATGAGAAAACCTACCGGTGATCCTAATATGAGAACACAAAATTTACATCATGGTATTAATATCACCGACGACTTTATGCGTATACTAGAAAATAGTATGAAGGACAAAGATGCAAATGACGATTGGGAACTTAGAGATCCCGCATCTAAAGAAGTTCGAGAAGTCGTGTCAGCTAAGGAACTGTGGCAGCGCATTTTAGAAATGCGTATGATGACAGGTGAACCTTATCTCCACTTCATTGATACTAGCAATAGGCACATGCCTGAATCTCAAAAGAAATTGGGATTGAGTATTAAGCAATCTAATTTGTGCAGTGAAATTATTTTACCTACTGATAAACAACGAACTGCTGTTTGCTGTTTGTCCTCATTGAATTTAGAATATTATGATCAATGGAAAAATGATAAGATATTCCTTAGAGATGTTGCAGAAATGCTTGATAACGTTCTTCAATATTTTATCGATAACGCACCCAATGCAATTAAACGAGCAAAGTATTCCGCAATGCGAGAAAGATCAATCGGCATCGGTGCACTAGGATGGCATGCGTTTTTACAGAAAAATAATATCCCATGGGAATCATCCATGGCAGTTGGTAGAAACAAGCAAATCTTTAAAAATATTCGGACTAAATTAGATGCAGCTAATCTTGAATTGGGTAAAGAACGAGGTGAAGCTCCTGATGCAACTGGCACAGGTCAACGCTTTTCGCATCTTATGGCTATTGCACCTAATGCTTCTTCTTCTATTATTATGGGAAACACGTCTCCTAGCGTAGAACCATATAGAGCAAATGCATATAGACAAGATACACTCTCAGGATCAATGCTTAATAAGAATAAATTTTTAGATGCAATTGTTAGAAAAGAAGCAGAGACTCGTAAAGATGGCTGGTATGAAGAAGTTTGGTCTAGCATTATTGCAAATGATGGATCGGTTCAGCATTTAGATTGGTTGGATGAGTGGAACAAAGATGTGTTTAAAACATCAATGGAAATAGATCAAAGATGGTTAATAGAACATGCTAGTGACAGACAAGTATATATAGATCAGGCACAGTCTATTAATCTATTCTTTAGACCAGACGCAAATATATTATATCTACATGCTGTACATTTTATGGCATGGAAAATGGGTCTAAAGACTTTATATTATTGCCGCTCAGAGAAGATAGGTAAAGCGGACAAAGTATCTAAGCGCATAGAGCGAGATGTAATTAAAGAGTTGGATATGAAAGCAATTCTCGACGGTGATACTTGTTTAGCATGCGAATAGATTAATATGGGCAAGATTGCGATATTCCTACATCACCCTAAATGCTCAGTTCAGTCTAGTAATGGTATTATAAATGCGTTATCTAAAGAATATACATTTAAAATATTTACAAAGCATGAAGTGGAACCTGGGTTTTTAGATGATGTGGATATTGTATGTTTTCCCGGAGGGATAGGAGATGCAGATAGCTTCGATAGTTTATTTAAGTTTAATCGCGATGTTATTCTTGAGTTTATTTCTCGCGGAGGAAGATATTTGGGAATTTGTATGGGTGCTTACTGGAGCGGCCCTGATTATTTTGATATTGTCGGGAACACTAACATAGTACAATATATAAAACAACCTAATACCTGTACTCGTCGACCACACGCAAAACAAATGTCGGTACTATGGAAAGGCGAACAGAAGAATATGTTTTTTTATGATGGCTGTACATTTACCGGTAATAATTTTGAAACTATCGCAACATACCCAAATGGCAATCCAATGGCTATTATGAAAAATAGAATAGGATTAATAGGATGTCACCCTGAGGCAACCAAACATTGGTATGATTCATATAGTTGGATGCAAAAGCGTTGGGAAGATACAACAAACACTGAGTTATTACTAGATTTTACTAACAATCTAATGAAACAGTAAAATGATAACAATAACGGATTCGGCAGTATCAAAAATTAAAGCAATTATCGCAGAAGATTGTGAAGACGCAATGCTTCGTATTTTCGTCCAAGGAGGCGGTTGCTCAGGTTTTAAATATGGGTTCTCTTTAGAAAATATAATTGAGGAAGATGATTTAAGATTTGAAAAAGATGGAATAAGTATTATAGTAGATTCAATATCAATGCAATATCTGCAAGAGGCAGAAGTCGATTACAAACAAACATTAACGTCCGCGGAATTTATAATTAAAAATCCTAATGCAAAGGCATCTTGTGGTTGCGGTTCAAGTTTTACGATATAAGGAAAGAAATGGCAAAACAAACTAGTAGATTAACTGATGATAGGAATTCATTTAAGCCCTTCAATTATCCTTGGGCATATGATGCTTGGCTTAAACATGAACAAAGCCATTGGTTACATACTGAAGTACCCATGTTGGAAGATGTAAAAGATTGGAAGAAGAATTTAACAGAATCAGAAAAACAATTTTTAACTAACATTTTTAGATTCTTTACTCAAGGTGATATAGATGTGGCCGGAGGTTATGTAAATAACTATCTACCGCACTTTCCTCAGCCAGAAGTTAGAATGATGCTATTAGGATTCTCTGCAAGAGAAGCATTACACATTGCAGCATATTCTCATTTGATTGAGACTTTGGGTATGCCGGAAGCTACATATGGCGAGTTCTTAGAGTATACTGAGATGAGAGAAAAGCACGAATACCTATTGGATCTTTCTTCTAAGAATGGTACATTAGAATCAACTGCTACCCACATTGCGGCATTCTCGGCATTTACTGAAGGCATGCAATTGTTTAGCTCCTTCATTATGTTATTGAATTTTGCCAGACATGGTAAGATGAAAGGCATGGGACAGATTATAACCTGGTCTATTGTGGATGAAACTCAGCATGCAGAGGGCATGGTTAAACTTTTCCGCACATATGTTGAAGAAAACAAGGAAATATGGAACGATGAGCTTAAAGGGAAAATTTACACGATTGCGGAGAAGATGGTTGATCTTGAGGATAAGTTTATTTCTCTTGCTTTCAGAACTGGGGCGATCACAGGGTTGACCGAAGAAGATGTTAAAGAGTACATTCGCTACATTGCGGATCGACGTTTAATTAGTCTTGGTCTACGTGGTATTTTTAAACGTAAGAAGAATCCTTTACCTTGGGTTGAGGAAATGATTAATGCTCCTACTCATACTAACTTCTTTGAAAACAGAGCAACCGATTATGCTAAAGGCGCATTAAGCGGAAATTGGAATGAGGTATGGGGTAAAGCTGCATGAAAACATTTAAAGATATTTCAGTAAAAAAGTATCCAGACGGCGAATTGATATCTAAAAATTTGCCACCTGCGTATAAATTAGGAAATGCAAAAGAAAATTGTGAGAATTGTGAAGCATATAAAGCGGAAACAAAATATTGCAGTATATGGGATGCAAAAGTGAGACCTAACTATTGGTGCAAAAAATGGATACCGATCGAAAAGTAATAACATTTGTCGAAAAGCGAAGAGACATATGCAATAGCTGCGAACACCTTACATCTTTCGTAGGAGTTAAATCGTGTCAAATATGTGGCTGCGCAATTTGGACTAAAATTAGAATTAAAAGTACAAAGTGCCCAAAGGATAAATGGGGCGTTGAAGATTAAATTATTTGAAAAGGAAATATTATGTTAATTGATAAAGGTGTTACTGCAGGTGAAGTAATTACATTTAAGCTTACTTCAGGTGAAGAGCTGGTGGCAAAGTTGGTAGAGGAAACTGCTACTCATTATAAGTTATCTAAGCCAATGGTAATCGGTATGGGACAACAAGGGCCAGGCTTAATGCCTTATTTGTTCACAGTGAAACAGGAGAAGGATGTTAAATTGTCTAAGCATGCTGTTACTGTAGCAGAACCTACTGATGAAATTTTTGCTAAGCAATTTCTTAAAACAACTACAGGAATTGCGTTAGCATAATTCACAATGCCTAATAAAATTGATTATGCTCATATGAAGGCTGCGGAAACGTATGCTGAATTATCAAATGCGAAAAGATTGCAGGTTGGGTCTATTATAGTAAAAGATGATAAAGTAATTTCTATTGGCTATAACGGCACGCCCTCGGGTTGGGATAACAACTGCGAAAATGAAACTGTGGAACTATATTCAGATTACGAAGGCGCAATACATAGCACTATATTAAAAACTAAACCCGAGGTTATACATGCGGAGATGAATGCTATAGGAAAGTTAGCAAAATCAGTATCCTCGGGTGAAGATGCTACTATGTATGTGACGCATGCTCCTTGTTTTGACTGTGCGAAACTTATACATATTGCAGGTATTAAAAAAGTATTTTATCGCAATGCATATAGAACAACTGATGGCATTGAGTTTTTAACTAAATGTAAAATTGAAGTGGAGCAATTATGAAAGATTTGACAGTAGGATTTACATGCTCATCCTTTGATCTTTTCCACGCAGGTCATGTTGTTATGCTTGAAGAAGCTAAACGACAATGCGATTACCTTATTGTAGGTATTCAAACGGATCCTACAATGGATAGAGATACGAAGAATAAGCCCGTTCAATCTATTATAGAAAGACAGATACAAGTCAAAGCATGTAAATATGTAGATGAGGTTGTTATCTATAATACTGAAAAAGAATTAGAAGATATTCTTATGACTTTACCAATTAATGTTAGAATATTGGGGGAGGAATATAAAGATTTGGAATTTACGGGCAAGGATATTTGTTTAAAACGAAGTATCAAATTCTTTTACAATAAAAGAGATCATTACTTTAGTTCGACTGATCTTCGTAAAAGAGTGTTTGAAACAGAAGTTAAGAAAAGGGGGTTAGTATGGCCAGAAAACAGCACCACGAATGCTTCGAATGTGACGCCGTCTTCAAAATAAGTTATGATCTAGATGAAAATTACTATAAAGTAAAAAATTGTCCCTTCTGCGGCACTGCTATGGATGCCGAGGAAGAAGATCGATATGAAGATAACGAGTATGACGAAGACGTGTCCTAAGTGTAATACAACGCACAACAAACCCGGCAAATTTTGTAGCCGGGTTTGTGCTAACTCCCGGCAATGGACATCTGAGCAAAAACAGGTATTCTCACAAAAACAAAAAGAATATATGGCCACGGAAGAGTCCGAAGGTCACAGATATAAAAAATCTATACAAACTACCATGCTACATAAAACGGGGCGCATGGGTTCTGGTTTAGCAACAGAACGGCTTGAAGATGTTATGACTGACCCCGATGATTATTTTTTAGTACCACCTAGACAGGAAATAGATACGTTTGTTGAGGATGGTGATCTTTGGGAGGTCGTAGATGACTACAATAAATACTAATTTAGAATTGGTATTTTTATGTGGATATATGATAATAACCCGTTAATAGATATTCCAGAAACAGCCTATGGTTTTGTATACTTGATTACTAATATTACTAACGGTAAAAAATATATAGGAAAAAAATTGTTTTGGTTTCGTAAGACAAAACAAGTTAAAGGTAAAAAGAAACGTATTAAGGTTGAATCGGATTGGAGAGACTATTGGTCCTCATCTGACGAAGTCAAAAAAGATGTACAAGAACACGGTGAAGAAAATTTCATTAGAGAAATTCTATATATCTGCCCCAATAAAGGATTATGTAATTATTTGGAAGCTCGCGAACAAATGGATCGTCGAGTTTTAGAAACAGAAGAGTACTACAATGGGCAAGTGCAATGCCGTGTACATAAAACTCATATTAAAAATTTAAAGGTATAATATGATAATTTCAGGAATCGCAGGCGGTGAAACTACCGCTGCAGTAAATGTGTCAGAAGGAGGTAACCCAGGTTATTTTAGTCCGGTTGATCCTAGTTTTAGTTTAATACAAATAGGATGGACGGTTGTTGGTTATCCAGAATTAGGTACTGTTACTGATGTAGTGTATATTCCTGAGAGTAATTACGCTTCGATAACTACATCTTCTGGGAGCTTTAACATCTTCACACCCTATTCATTTACTGAAGGTGGGGGTGGTACAGGAATAACCATTACTGGTGGTGCAACGATTACGGGGATATAAAATATTTGATAGACATCCAAAGATCTAAGATAGAAATTCCGGAAAATATTATTTCTTTTGTTTATAAATTAAAAGAACTAAATCCTAACAATGCAGCCCGCTCTACCAGAGGGGGATGGACCAGTGGTAATATTAGTAATGAAGTTCCTTTATTAGCCAACTTTAATGTATTGTCTTCGTGGTTTTGTATCAATACTCCTGGATCATATAATGAATGGCATAATCATTTAGGAATTCCGACCTCAGGGGTAATTTATATTCAAACACCTGCTAATTCTGGTGATATTGAATTTCGTGATGAAGACCGAATATTAACTATCACTCCTCATTCGGGGTTAATGATTCAATTTCCAGGTAACTTAGAACATCGAGTAACAGTTAATAATAGTAAACAGGATAGAATATGTTTAGTGCTTAATATGAATTACCAAAAAATATTTTAATGGGTATATGAAAAATGATATTCGCAGTAATTTTATTATTAACGGCATTCGCAATTTCAGGCATAGCGGGGTATTTTTCAATTGTAGGATTGGCTCATATATTCTCTGCAAATGTACTACCTATAGTTATTATGGGTTGCATACTTGAGGTTGGAAAGCTTGTTACTGCATCGTTTGTATATAGACAATGGAACAAAATTAATATATTAATGAAGACGTATTTCGTCATTAGTATTATCATATTATCTATTATTACCTCCTTGGGTATTTTTGGTTATCTATCAAAATCATATACATCTGATTCTGCTGGAATATATGATAGTGAAACACAAATAACAACTACTAAAAATTTAATAGATATAGAACGTAGGCGGTTGGATAATCTTTTAGATAGGCAATCTAAAAGAGAAACGTCGAATAAAAAATTAGATGCGGAAATTCAGAATTCACAAAATAGAATTTCTACATTAACTAAGGATTTTGGCGAAATACAAAAAAACAAAAATAAACAGAATGCTGATATTGGCCCTATTCGATATATCTCTGAGCTAGTATATCAGAAAAATGATATGGAAACAATTGATCGAGCAGTTCGTCTTATTATTATGGCATTGATGTTTGTATTTGACCCGTTAGCTATTTTATTAGTTATAGCTGCGAATATGCTTCTACATCAAAGAAAACATAAGATTCGGCCAAAAAACTCAAAATATTCAATCGAAATTGACAAAAGCTCGGTATTTAACATAGAAAATAAAGACTTCGGATAATATAAATATTGTGGTAAATTTAAAGGATTAATATGGCTTTAACTAAAATTAAAAGTAGCGGTATAGCTCCTGCTGCAATCACCGCAACTAATATAGCTCCTGCTGCAATCACCGCAAATAATATATCTACAGGTGCAGTAGCTGATTTGTTAATTGCGGGCACATTTACAACGATTGAAGCAAATGGTAGAATTAGCTCTACCGTGTCCTCCGGTGACAAAATACTAGTTGAAGCAAATGGTAGAATTAGCTCTACCGTGTCCTCCGGTGACAAAATACTAGTTGAAGCAAATGGTAGAATTAGCTCTACCGCAACAGAATTAGATTTTAATCCGCTATCACTAATGCTATCAGGAATGTAAGGAACAATATGGCAACTAAAATTAAAGTATTAGGGCAAGAAATACCATCGGCAGATACCGATACTACATTATATACGGTACCGGCGGCAAATAGCACAATTGCATCCACATTACAAGTATGCAATCAAGCTAATAGCGATGCAAAATTTCGTATTGCGGTTAGACCAGCGGGCGCATCAATTGCAACAAAACATTATCTGTTATATGATGCGGTAATACCGGCCAATGACGGTATTTCGTTGACATTGGGGTTAACATTAGCTGCAACAGATGTTGTTACGGTGCGTGCAAATACAGCTAGTGTAAGTTTTAATATATTCGGTTCTGAAATATATTAAAATTACAAAAATACTGTTTTCTAAATGACTACTAAAATATCTCGTAACAACATAAATGACACCGCGTATTACGATATAGTCGGACCCGAATTTACTTCATTGGTGTATCCGGGAGTACAAACTTCTGCGAACACTGCGGGTGGCGACACAATCACTGTTAATGGGCAAGGGTTTAAATCTGGTCTAAGTGTTGTTGCAAATAGTAAAATTGCAAGTGTAGTTACATTTATAAATTCTTCGCAAATTACTTTTACTGCACCGGCAAATCCTGCAGGCACTTATATCTTGTTCATTACAAATCCAAACGGAAGTTTTGCGGTTGCCCCTGGGTTTAGTTATAGTTAAATAATTTACTTTTAAAGAATGTTGTAAAATGACCACAAAGATTTCTGTACAAAATATTGAAACAGCCACATTAGCCTCTATTACGCCTCCAAGAATTACTTCAATTGGTTATGGTGGAGATGAAACTGCAACAGATACTGCAGGAAATGTTAGTGTCACCTTAACGGGAGAAGGGTTTGCAGCCGGTGCAAGTGTTTTTATTGATGGAACCAGTGCAGGTTCTGTATCCGTAGTAAGTTCAACTCAAATTACCTTTATTCCTCCAGCAAAAACCGCAGGAACATATCCGTTGTATGTTATTAATTCCGATGGTAGTTCTGCTATTGCGATACCAGGAATTAGTTATAGTGGGTTGCCCACGTATACAACTGCTGCAGGTAATTTAGCAAACGTATATGAAACAACTTCTTTTAATAGTGCAATAGTTGCGACAGGCGATGCACCTATTGCGTATAGTGTGTACAGCGGAACTTTGCCGCCAGGTGCCAATTTAAGTAGCACAGGTAATATTACTGGTACAAGTTCATCTACGGCAAACACTACCACATATAATTTTACCGTTCGTGCTTCGGATGCGCAAAATCAAGATACCGACAGGCCTTTTAGTATAACGGTTAATCCCGATATTGTAATTTGGGGTAGCCCAGCGGCAGACGCTATTATAGAACTTGCTGCGGATGCCGCAATGAGTAATGTTTCATTTATTGCAAATAGTGCAGCAGGATATAGCGTATCATATAGTGCAAATATATTACCAACCGGACTAAGTCTAATCGGTTCAAATGTTTTTGGTACACCTACTGTGACTGGTAACACTATTAGTGTGGTGACGGCTACCTCGGCAACTACAAATAGAACTGCAAATAGAACATTTACTTGGGTTGTTTCGGTCGCTGGCGACCTATATTTTAAAAATACTGTTTTATTGTTGAATGGCGAAACTACGACCCCCACATGGTTGTCGGATGCCAGTACTAACAATCTCTTAGTAACTAACAGAAGTGATTTTAGAACAAACGCTGCCGTAATACCAACTGGACGTAGTCCTTATAACAAGACAACATACCCCGCAGTTGGTAGTGCGTGGTTTGCTGGTAACGCTCCCGACGGCCCTGGCGCATATGATACTCTAAGTTTCCAAATGCCACAATTGGGAACTGTGTTTACTGTTGAATTCTGGTTTTATGCCGACGAGACATCACCTGGTCTAACAGACACCAAGTATTTTATCTACAGTAACAGCGGATTTAATATAGGAATATACAACGATAGAGGATTAGCGGCTGGCACAACCGGATTCCAGTTCCAAACTGCAACTGGTGCATTTTCTGTTCGTACTTGGAATCACGTTGCGGTGGTGCGTACCGGCACTGGCGCAGGCGAATTCAAGATGTATTTAAACGGCACATTAATAACCCTTGCGTCGGGTGCATTTACTAGTGCCACCACTCCATTAACCGCTGCTGAAGCCAAGATTGGGGGACAGCCAAACGGGTATCAGAACCTGTTTAGAGGTAATATTGCTGATTTCCGCATAGTTAATGGTACTGCAGTCTACACTGACAATTTTACCGCACCCGCTGCTCCTTTAACAGCAATTTCAAATACAGTATTCCTAGCACTGCAATACAAACAAGGAACTACCAACTCAGGTTTTGTAGATGATAGCACCAACGGGTTTCCTATTATTCGATACGGTAATTCTGCTCAGGGCACTTTTAGTCCGTTTAGCCCAACTGGCTATAGCGCTTATTTTGATGGTAGCGGGGATTATTTAACAACCAGTGGATTTGGATTGCCAACTAACTTTACACTGGAATTTTGGAGTTATCTTACTGCACAACCAAGCGGTGGCCATTTCACATCTGCAAGTAGCATGGGTCCAATTATATCATTAGACACTCTTAAAACAATTTTAGGGCAGAATGGTGGTTATTTCCTTAATCCCCCCAATGATTCTGCAGTTTATCCAAATGGTGTATCTCCTCTTAACCAATGGAATCATTGGGCAGTGGTTAGAAGTTCTGGCACAATAACCTTCTATTTGAATGGTATAAAGCTTGGATCGGCGGCAAACAGTACAGATTATACTGCTTCACAAACT